TTCCGTGACAAGCTCACCATGTCCGTCAATCCATGATCCAGTATGGCGATAGACGGTCACGCCGCCGTATACGTCGCTCGCATGTTTGTGGACAGCCTCCACACAATCACGGGCACGTTGAGAATCTAACGGACATCCAGCCCGATCTTCGCCAATGCCGCATTGAACCGTAATCCGTCTCATTGTCTCTTCTCCGGTTGATTGTTATCGATACACTCACACTATACACCACATTTACCGATTAAGCAAACGTGGTGCGATTTTTTATGCCGCTATTCGCAGCTTGCCGTTGCTCTTCACAACATTGTGCAATCGTCGCCACACAACCCACACGACCGCTTGTAGCTGGGACGGACGTAAGCCTAGTTGCTTCGCAACAGTGGCATACGAAACGGACAAGCGGTTGTACGCTCGCCTACCGATAGGTGGGACATCTTCCAAGCTAATACGCTTCCCATGGGCAATCGCCCAAACATGGCCATCGATACATACGCAAAGGGAACGCTCAGGCTGTACAAGGTTATCGTAGAATGCCCGTACCTTGTTTCCTCGCAAGATGTTTGCTGGCATGTTTCCTGCAAGTATCAGCTTAGCCTTGCGGACATTTGCGTACCAGCGTACGCCCAAGCCATCTAATTCACGTCCTTGGATGATACGCTCGGCAACCTCCACGTTCCGTTCCCAACGTAAACCGGGAGATACTGCGGCAATGATGCCGCAAGCGGAAGCGACGCTAAGCCTGTACGTCTTGGCCAAGCGTACGCCTTGCTTGTGTGCGATGGCGTACCATTCTACGCCTTGCTGTAGTTCACAAGCGGTTGCTTGTTCAAAGACGCTTCGGATGTTTTTCTCTCTTTGCAACACGACATCTCCCGTTAAGGTACACTACTGAAGGAAAAATCCGTTGCATGGAATTGCACCATGCGTTACCACTAGGAACGGACGTTGGTATTAGTCGTTAGTTGCACAATGAAACCACAAACAGAGAATCACGATTGCGACAATCCACCCAGTGATTAAACAGAACATCGGTCACGTCCTTTCAAGATACTCTTGCCGGTCGGCTCGCCAGTGTTCGGGTTAATGCCTGACCATTCGCCCACGGCATCCGCATCAGTGTAAAAATCGCGTGTTGGACATGGGCCACACCATCGTGCCGTGATGCGGTCGTTAATCGCATGCATCAGCATGAGATTGCTCCCCGTAACATCCACGATTGTAAGCGGCCCGTTGTGAACGATAAGACGATACATTGCTTCTTCTCCGGTTAAGGTTGTTGCTTCGGAACACGGCGAACTATACCTCATGTTCTCGGAAAAAGCAAATCGGATGGGGAAAGATTTTTGTAGCACGATATTTCGTACCATTTACTTTCTACTAATGTGTATGGGAAAAAAAAAGATAGAGATATATAGAAGAGGGTATATATGTAATGCATATATTGTAAAGGGCGGGAACAGTTGGAACCTAATGGTCCGAAATATCGGACTACAAAGGTCGTTGCAACGACTAATATGGGGAAATGGCGTTTTTACTATCGAAAACGCAGTTAGTCTCGAATAACTGCATAATTCCATGATTTCTTCTTGACATTCAATGAAACGTGATATTATTGGACGTTAGACCTCGTGCCGCAAGGTCCGGTAATCCTTATTATGTTAAGCTCATCATACACTGATGATCGTAAGTGTTTGATGCTACTGAGGTTATGGTAGAAGGTAGGGCGGTCCTACCCTTGGCTTGCTTGGCACGGGACTCCCACGTACTATATAGTCAAAACAACTTTATGCAAAATTTGAAACCCCACTTCAAAGGCCCCGATAGGCGGGCTTCAAACCACACTTCAAACCCGCGAGTGGGGCTTCCAAACCCCATAAGATTGGTTGAAGTGGGGCTTCGCGAGGTGTGTGGGGTTTGACGCATGGGGCTTGCCAGGTTGAAGTGGGGCTTGGTATATGGGGCTTCGACCGCCCCAAGCCCCACTACAAACCCCATAAAACAGTGTGAAGTGGGGCTTCCCCCTGGACCAAGCCCCACGCTTCAAGCCACACTTCAAACCCCGAGCCTCCTTTATCAAGCCCCATATGGTAGGTCGAAGCCCCACTATGGGTTTTGAAGTGTGGCTTCGACCCGCACTTCAAGCCACACTTCAAACCCTAATACGCGACTCCAAGCCCCATATGATGGGTTGGAGTGGGGTTTGAAGCAACCAGCGGGCTACTTGTTTATGTAGTGGACAAGCCCCAGATTGTATGGTACACTATGATTAAGAGGAACCTTTATATGCCAGCACGATCAAAATATCCAGACATGCCCGAGGATGCTATCCTGGCCGAATACGCGAACCCCGCCGTGCGGACCAAGGACATCGTCGCTCTCTACGGTATCACCTATGAGGCCCTGCGGGCTCTAGTGCATCGTCGGAACGTGGCACGCCGCCCTCATGGAAGACGGGCCGGCGGTCCTCCTGTTCCCCCTCGGGTTACCAGCGGTCCCCGGCCTGTGTATGGAGCCCCGGAGGTTGTGGTCCCTCTCTCCACGCCTCCTGATCGCAAGGTGTCCTGTATACGAACGACTGGTAGCCCCCCTTCCGCCTGGCACCAGCGTAATGCCGAAGAGGCCATTAAGGCCCGAGAGAAACAAGCGGAGGAAACTCCCAAACCGCCCAAAGGTGCCCGCTGGGGTGACCCCGTTCCCCATGTCGTTGACTACCCGACCTGTGCGTGGAACGCGGATGGGACACCCAGGGAGTTGACGAAGGATCAGAAGTACGACTGGGACTTCAGCCAAAATCAGAAGGCTGAGGAGCGTGCGGCGGGGATCGTTCCTGACGTGCATGTGCATTGAGCGAGATTTTTGTAGCACGATAATTCGTACCCATTTACTTTCTACTCTCTCTGTGTGAAAAAGAAGTAATACATATGGTATAGGGGAGTATGTATTATAGTAGCCGGGAACTCTTGGAACAAATGGGTTGTTAATATCGTACTACAAAGGTTTACCCACATGTTACAAACCACACCACTTCCCCAACTCCTGCCAGGTAAACCCAAGCCGGCCTTCGCTCGGATCGCCGGCTTGGTATGGAGGGTTCTATTATGCTCTCTGATGATTTGGTCGATGTCTATCCTTTGTGGGTCTATGGCTGGGCCTCTTGGGACTCGGTCGATTCGCCCTTTGATCCTGGGGCTTTCCCCCGCCAAGGGCGGGAACCCCATCGTCTACGGGGCGTACCCGCTGATCGTGGCAATGGACACAACCGCGACGGACCGTGCGGGATTCGAGGATTGGATTGATATCATCGCGGCCGAGTTTCCCCAGGGGTGCATCGTGATCGTTGGGCACGGCAACGACATCGGGGGCCAGTGGGCCATCTTCCCGACTTCCGATGACGTTCCCTTTGATTGCCGCCCCTTTGCCGGCTGCCCGGTGCCCCTAGACTGGTTATGCCACTGCCTTCGACACGACTACGGTGATGCTATACCCATAGTCATCCTTAGCTGTAATCCTTGTCACGACCGCATCACAGACATTCCCAATTGCTGGCAGGCCACTGAGTCAATCTGGATCACACCGGACGCCTATGTGGCTAGTGCCGTGGTGCTGGCGAGGAGTATGACCGAGCCCAACGTGGTCGGAACTTTCGACAGGTTCCGGTGCTTCTACGAGAACCGCACAACCAAACCCACTACGCGACCCACCACAAAGCCATGATACCCACCGTGTTCCTACTGCTCACCCTCGTGCTGCTCCCGGCCATACTGGTCGTGGTGCCATGGTCATATAAGCGGCGGGCTCTACGGCGTGCATACTATGAGAAAGAGAACGACCTGATCCGCAAGGCCTTCCTGATGAATCGGTTCAAACGATGGATCAGGGGCCAGCAGTACGTAGGCCCGGATCAGATTCAACCGAAATGGACGACCTTCAAATAAGCAGGAGTACTAGATGTCACTCTGGACAGGTTTCACTAAAATCCTCGGTCAGGGCCTCGCCATCATTGGCGGGGCAATCGGCGTCAATGTTGATGGCACTACCATTACCATAAACGACAGCAACCAGTTAGTGTCCTCTGGCGGTGGCGGCGTCCCTGTCACTGGGCCTTTCGAGTATGTCAATACAGAACCCCTGACTGACGGCAGTAGTAACCTCTACTACGGAACAGGGGCCTATCTTTCGGATGCCAGTGGGAATCTCTACTACTCGGACGGTCAGATACTGGCGGACTCCGGTGGGAACCTTTACTACGACTACGACAACAGGGCACTAACAGATGGCCTCGGAACCCTTTACTACGGCAACGGCAACAAACTGGCAGACCACAACGGACACCTTTACTACAGCAACGGCACCACAATAACGATCGGCGGCGGAAGCCTGACTGCGACATCAATTTATTTTAACACATCGCAGACGACCACTAATGGCAGTACGTCGGGCTCTACCGTGTCCAGTATGCCCTTTACGGGAACCGCATACAAGAAGGTCGTGATCTACGTCAACGCCTTGGTCAATGCAACCTCCACGTCCTATACCTTCCCCACGGTGTTTACAACCCAGCCAGCTTTTACATACATCGCTAGTGGGGACGCTAGCCTACTGACCCTAAGCACCACTACGGTAACCTTTGCTGTTGGAACGTTTTCCAGCGGCTGGATCATCATTGAAGGATACTAACTATGCCACAGATTATCAACACCACCCCTCTCACTCCGGTCCAACAGACGGCGGCGAGGTACGCGGCCCAGGCCAACCAGCAATGGCTTCAGTTGGCCCAGTTGTTTGCCGGCCTTACCAGGTTCATCTACAGCAACCCGGCCGGGCCGCAGGCAGCCTTTGATGCCTTCGGCACGTCCGCTGCCGACTTGCTGACCATGGGCAATGCGTATTCCGCCCTCGTCACTGCGTATACGGGCGTGGCTCCCGCGTCCCCCGTCCCTGTCGGCTCGACCATCACGGTGAACACAGACGGGACCGTTACCTACACTGCCCCCGCGTCTGCTTAAACAAAGGAAACTCCCATGGCTTCACAAGGAATGAAAAAAGGGGAAACCGTCAGGTTGGCCCTCGATACGACGGACACCTATACGGCGAACCAGGCAGTGGGCGTCTACGACTCCAACGGAAACGTCCGGCCTATTCAGTCCTGGGAGCGGCTGGTCATCGACTCGATCAACTGTGATGTCGATGCGTCGGCGTCCCGTGTTGCTCTTCTGGACCCCGGATCGGCAACGGCCACAACCAGCGGACAGTTGCTAGCCAGTTTCGCCTTCGATGGCGTCGGTGAGTCCCACGTTGACGACGAAGGGATCAACGTCAGTGTTGGTACTACGCCCACGTTGCAGGCCCAGGCTGCCGGCGGCGTACACTTCATCGCCAATGCCCGTGTGGTCAACGGCAAGAGCCAGGGGGTTCGGGCCGGGTACAAAGAGCTTTTAACTCCTGGCGGGAACAACACTGGACAATAAGGTTATGTCGTTTTTAGGAAAGGGAATGCCCTACAAAGACCTGCAAAGTCCCGCTGCCCGTGCCAGTCGGAAACGACGCAGCCGGAAGTATTACGAGACGCATCGAGAGATGTTGATCGAAAAATCCGCCGGATACACGGCGGCTAACTTGACTAAGATTGCCTTACGCAGGGCTAAGCACCGGGTTAAAAAATATGGCCTCACGCCCGAGGATGTAGAGCGTATGTTCGTTGAGCAGGGTGGCCGCTGTGCTGTAAACTCGGCACATGAAATATCCATGGTGTTCGGTTCGCCTTCGATCAGGCATATCGACCACGACCACAAGACTGGGAGGGTCCGTGGGCTGGTGTGCGGGCGGTGTAACGTGATGTTGGGAATGGGGAACGACGACCCCGAAACCTTACGCCTTGGGGCGGAATACCTGGAGCGACATGGCCAGTAAACCTCCCACACGCCCACCCCCGCCTGTACGTCCGGTGAAGCTGAAGGCCGATACTCTACGCGAGATCGGCCTGGAGGCTCATTCCGTTGATGAACAGGGCCGGTCAATCACCAACCAGGAGGCCCTGTATCGACAAATGTGGAAGCAGGCGTTAGGTTGGACCGACCTTGTGCGGGACGAATGCGGCTATGCCCGCAAGGTTGTTCACGAGCCGAACCTGACAATCAGCAAGTCTCTGCTGGAGCAGTTGGCCGGCAAACCCGGTACGGCACAAGTCGAAGAGAAGAAGGGACCCTCGGCCGCTGAACGGGTCCGGGCCTTGGCAGTCGAACGTGTAAACGCCATCAAGACATGAACTCTTTTGCCTCACAGCCTGATATCAAAGAGCCGGTCCTGGCAGAGTCCTGGACCTGCCCGATCACGGGTATGCGGGTTCCACTCGACCCAACAAAGAATCTCCTGTGGCGTGCGGACCTCCTGGAGATGGCGGAGACGGACCCGTTACTCCAGACTGATCTCTACACGGCCTGCTCTCAGTCCGCAGAGTTTTTCGTTTTGGCCTTCTGCTTTACGCTCCGGGTCTTCAATGTAGGTGTCAACGGTATCTTACAACAGGCCGAAGAGAAGCACGTCCCATTCTGCCTGTGGCCGGAGCAGGCAAAGCTGTTTGAACGGCTGGTGCAGTGCATCGAAGACGGCGAGGAGAATCTGACTGATAAGTCCCGAGACATGGGAGCCACCTGGCTGCACATTGCGGCCGCGACCTGGGCTTTCCTGTTCAAGCCGCACACGTCTGGCCTGTTCATCAGTCGTAAGGAAGACGTGATCGATCAGCTTGATGGCATGGTCAACAACTATCCGAACGGCCGGCTCGCGGACCCTGGTACTCTGTTCGGCAAGATCGACTACATACTTAACCGGTTGCCGGCCTGGTTTCTTCCACTTATGGGCCGGAAGAAACTACATCTTGTGAATCACAGCAACGGCTCGCGTATCGATGGCGAGTCGAGCAACGCAGCGGCAGGTAGCTCTGACCGTCGCGATTATATTTTCCTGGATGAAGTCGCCAAGATTCCCGAAGCGGAGTCCATCATCCAATCCACAAAGGCGGTGACAGCATGCCGGCTATTCTGTTCAACCCCACTCGGTTCAGGTACAGCCTTCAGCAAGTTACGCCTGAGCGGTATGGTGCCGGTGTCGGAACTGATGTGGTGGGCGTCACCCGAGAAGGCCAAGGGCCTATACGCGGCCCAGGATGCCCTGGGACGATGGAAGATGCGATCCCCATGGTACGATGCACAGTGCCGGGCGTCCTCCCCGAAAGAGGTCGCTACTGAAATCGATGCCGACCACCTAGGCAGCGGGGAGCGGTTCTTTGAGGATGCGATCATACTGGAGCACCAGAAGCTGCTGGCTCGGCCCCCTCGGGTTCGGAAGACGATTGCGTTCAAGAGAACGCTAACGGATGAATTGGTGGTGAGGGCCCTGCGATCCTCCGACAGCACTACATTAAGTTACACCAGCACGGATGGGCCGTGGAAAATCTGGTGCCCTCTCGTCAGCGGTCGCCCCGAGCAATCGAAGACCTACACGGTCGCGGCCGATATCAGCAAGGGACAGGGGGCGTCAAACAGCGTGTGCGTGATTGGCTGCAACGAAACCCACGAGAAGGTCGCTGAATATGCAGATGCGAATACACCGCCGTATGAGTTCGCGAAGATCGTCGCCGCTGCTGCCCTATGGGCCGGGGGACGTGACAAGAGGCCAATGGTCATTTGGGAAAATAACGGTGACCCTGGTATCGACTTTCAGCGGGTGCTGGTACATACTCTTAGGTACCCAAACCTTTATTTTGATCGTCAACCAGGAACACTACGCCAGAGAATCGGAAAGAGGTATGGATGGCGAAGCAACACGGATAAGAAGGCGGAAGCGTTGGGTGTACTTCGTCGAGCATACGCAACGGGTAAGATCATTGATCGCTCGTCCCAGTCGCTTACGGAGTGCCTGTCTTATATCCATTATGACGGTGGTGGCATTGGTCCGGCAGCTTTGGTCAGTGAGCCGGACGCCGCCCGCAAGGCCCACGGTGACCGAGTCATCGCAACTATGTTGCTGACCTGGGTGTGGGGGAACTCCGGCGGCACAGTACGCCCTGAGAAGTCCACGACTCCCGAGAGATGCTTCGGCCATCGCCTAGAGCAATGGCGAAAGACCCGCAAAGAGAACAAGGATGGTCTACCACGGATCGGGCAAGTTCTGCATATGGATGGGAGCTATGTATGAGTATCCTGGATGACATCAAGCCTCAGAAGTTTCAGCAGACAGTACAGCGTGGAGCCGAACGCTTGGAAAAGTTCCGAGCCGCACGGGTTCACTTCCTGAAGGAATATGTTGGTGCGTGGTACGATTGCTCGTCGGGAACAGTAGGATCGCGTCCCATTAACCTGATCCACAATGCCATTCGGGTGTTGCTCCCTAATCTCGTGATGAACTTCCCGAAGCACACTATCGAGACGCCGTACCTTGCGGTGCGGCAATACGCAAACTTGTTGGGACTCGCCCTGGACCAACATGACCGGAAGGTCAACATCCGGGACATATACCGTCGTTGCATTGTGGATGCCATGTTCACCCTCGGAATCTGCAAGACCGGACTCGCCCAGTCGGACAGCGTGTACGTCTTCGATGATGAGATGGGCCAGGACACTGTGGACAACGGGACCGTGTATACCGAAGCCGTCGATTTCGACAACTTCGTAATCGATCCGTCGAGCCGGGAGCACATGTTCCGGGACGCGACATTCATGGGCGACCGGGTAACGCTTCCTCGTCAGATGCTGCTGGACAGCGGGCTCTACAATAATGATCTCATCGAGCGTCTGCCTCGTGCTGGTGGAAAGGTCCAGGAGGGTGCGGCCGAAGACCTAAGCATGAAGAACATACAGAAGGATGAAAACTACGATCTCCAAGATGAGGTTACAGTCTACGAAATTTTTGTCCCGGCCGCAAACTCCATC